GCCGGAAAGAGACGTTCCGCGCGGAGATCGGGTAGACCTCGCCGCGCCACGAGAACTTTGCGAGGAGCTTTAGAACGTCCACTAGGATCTCGTCGGGTCGGCGGAAGGAGCGTTCGAGCGATTGAGCGGGGGCTTCGCGGTCTCGACGACGCTCTTGAACGCCTCGCCTGCCGCCTTGGCCGATTCGACGTTGAGCCGGCGGGCCTCGGCCTCGGCCTCGCGGATCTTCGTTTGCGCTTCGGCGACCATGGTCTCGAGCGACTTCGCTTCGACCTGCTTATTGGAGGCGCCGAACATCCCCATCACGTCGTCGAAAACGTCCGTCTTGCTCGCCTTGCGGCGCCGCTCCTCGAGACTGTCGAGCGCGTCGCGCGCGGCCGTGAACTCACTCGACGACGACGTGCCCTTGAGCCCGCGGATCCGGTTGAGGTCCTCGCCCGCCGCGGCAATCCCCTGTTCGCCGGCCTCGAATCGAGCGATGCCCGTGCCCTCGATGGCCGCCGCGATGGGAGCGCCGATGAGGGCGCCGATGCCGGCCGCCGCAAGGACGCCGCCCGCGGTTGGCGCGCCGAGGAACTTGCCGCCTCCCGCTGGTGCGCCCCCCGGGACAGGAACCCCGCCGCCGCCTCCGCCGATCAGGGTCAGGATCTTGTTTTTGACCGCCGCCCCGATCCCCGCCGTAGCGAGGTCGAGGAGGAGCTTGGCTCCGACGAGCTTGAAGATAGAGCCGACCGGGTCTTTCGCCACGGCTTCGACCAGGCTCGCGAACAGCTTGGCCGCGGTGGCGAGCGACGGAATGAGTTTCGTGAACTCGGGGATGAGCTTGGTGACGACGGGAAGGAGCTCCGTGCCTATGGCGCGGTTGAACTCCTTCGTCGCTTCCTTGAATTGGAGATCCGGATCCGCCAGGCGGGAGGCCACGCGCTCGGCGATCTGGGGCTCCGTGACCGACGCGCTCGTGAGCCGCTGCATCTCGGCGCGCACGGCGTCGGAGCCGGCCTGCCCGCGCTTTTTGCGCTGGGCTTCGGGGAGCGCGGCGTTCTGGCGTTCGGCCGCGGTGAACAGCGGCGAGAATCCTTGCACCGCTCGGATCGAGCGCTCGCTGAAAATGTCGCCGAGCTTCGTGAGGTCGCCCTGGGTCTTCTCGATGACCTGGGCCATGATTTCGCCCGGGTCTTTGAGTTGCGTTTTCGTCTTGTCGGTGAATACGTCGACGCCGATTGCGCTGAGCTTCCCGGACTTCGCGGTCACGTCGGACCCGAAGCGCTGAACGCTCGTGACGGCCTCGGCCGCACTCGCCGCGCCGCCTCGCTGCCGTGCCGCTTGGGCGAACGCCACCATCGTGGCCAAGTTCTTCTCCGAGCTGCCGGTGAACAGGCTCGACGTGGCGGCGAGGCCCGCCATCTCCGTCGCGAGGTCCTTCACCTCGACCGCGCCGACCGCGCCCATGCCGGCCGTCGCCCTCATCACCTCGTTCAGCTTCTTCAGGCGCTCGGTCGGGTCCTTGATCTGGTCGGAAATCGGGATGAACGCCGCGCCCATCGCGCCCGCTAGCTCGCTTAGGTCCGTGCTCGTCGCGAGCGCGACCTGCGACATGCTGGTCATCATCCCGCGAGCACTCTCGAGATCGCCCGTGACATCCACGAACGAGCCGAGGCCCTCGAGGGCCTCCATGCCGGTGAACCCCTGGACGCCCTGAGCCTCCCGGAGGAGCTCGCCTTTGATCTGTGGCTTCCCGGCCTGATTGGCGAGCTGGCTTGCCCGGGCCGACTCCGCCATCTGCGTCTGGATGCCGTTCCCGACCGCGAACGCCCCGCCGACGCCGAGCCCGAGCGCCGCCGTCCGCCCGAGCGCCCCGAAGGTTCCGCCGACCGACCTGCCCGCCACGCCAGCGGCTCCCAAGACGGCGCCAGCGCGCCCCTTGCCTACCCCCGCCCGGTGCCGCTCCTCGGCCCGGAACTGGGCCATGAGGGCGCCTGAGCGCTGCCTATCGAGGGACGTGGCCGCCCGCTTCCGCGTGGCCTCTTCCCGCTCGGTCTGCCGGAGCCGCGCCCGGTGCGCCCGCTCGTCGAGGCGCATCCGAGCTTCGGTGGATTTCTGGTGTGCCCGGCTCCAGTATCGTTCGGCCTGAGCCGCCGCCTTCGCTTCCGCCTTGGCCGCGTTGTCGGCCCCGATCGCGCGCGACCGCGCCGCCGTGCGCGCCGTCGAGCTTGACGCCGGGCGGTTTACCGGGGTGCCGGGGAACTGACGCCGGACGAAAGCGTTGTGCTGGCGGATCCGCGCTTCGACCGACGAGAGCGCGCGCCCGACGGCGTTCTCGTTGATGACGCGGAAATCATAGGTGAGTGCTGACACTTTCTACTCGTCGATCGTCGGCAATCCCTCGAGCACGGCGACCATGCGTTCCTCGGCCATGCGCATCCGCTCGGCCATCGCGACGGCGTCTTCCTTGGTCACCGACCAATCAGGGATGCGCAGGCTTAGAGAGGTCTCCGTACCACCCGGAGGTGTACTCGACGCAGGCGAGCCAAAGAAGCCAGTGCCCAAAGAGTAAACAGCGAGGCGCGACCTGAAAGAACTCGGCAAGCTCTCGCACAGGGATTCCAGGATGACGGATAGCGTGTAGGCTCGCTGGGCCAACAACGATGCTGCATCCGCCCAGTGAACCGAGGAGAGCTGCTGTAAAGGGAACTCCGCGGCGCCCTCCACGAGGCGCTTCACCCAAGCCGATAGTTCCTCTTCCGTCTGGATCGTCTTCTCGAACGGCCCGTACTTCGTTTGTACGAGCAGATAGAGATTGTAGAGCACGGCCATTTCGTCGGCGGAAAGGAGCTCGTTCACCTGGTCGCCGCTCTGGAAGATCAGCGGGTAGAACTCCTTCTCGTCGTTCCCGTGGTTCGCCTCGGCCCGGCAGCACGCGGCGAGGATCTCGGCGATGATGCAGTCCGATACGAGCCCGGCGCCGTGCGTGCCCTCTTGGTCCTCGCGAGCAAGCCCGTACTTTTCGCGCGCCCTCTTCAGGCCGCGGGAACGCGCGTGATTGTGCTGGTCGGTCGGGAGCACCTGGATCCGCACGCTCTCCACGCGCTTGCCGTCGGGAGTGCGGCGCGGAAACGCGACGACCTCGCTCGGGAGGCGCTGCGAAAGGCGCTGGAAAAGTTCGCTTGCGGGTACGTCGTTCGGAGGTCCGGGCATTTCGATTCCCCATGTTGGAAATAGAGAAAGCCGCCCGGCACATGCCGCTCATGGGGAGTAAGCGGTTGCGCACGAGCGGCCTTCATCTGGTGACCCGCGTTCTGCCGTTGCTCCCCATGAGCACGCGCGGGCGTCATGTTGTGCGGAGCCTAGGAAACGGGCTTGGCCTCGCCGGTCCAGGTGATCGTGCTGGTCGCCGCGGCTCCGGCTTCCTGCGTTGACTCGACGTTTTGGATCACGCCGAGCCCCGCGTAGGAGCGCGCGCCGATGAAGACCTGAGTCTCGACGAACTCGCCCGAGATGAGCGCGCCCTCGTAGTCGAATTCGTGTCCGCCGATCGGCACGGGCGCGTCGAAGACGTGCGTCAGCTCGGGGAGGCCGGCGGCGTAGCCCGCGAGCCCTTCGCCGAGCAGGTTGATCGGTTCGCGGTTCGCGTTGAGCGAGCGCTGGATGCGCGTCTTCTGCGTGACGGGCGAGCCGTTGTAGAAGAACTGGATGAGCGCGTAGTTTTGGAGTGCCATGTTAGCCCGCGCTCACTTCCGCGATTCGGTAGGTGAATTGATGTGCCAGGTCGATCACGTTCAGATCCAGCCCGACCTCGAGCCGCGATCCGGTCTTGATGACCCGGAGCGACGCCTTGCTCGCTTCGATGTTCTGCAACTTCTCCGCCGCCGCGAAGTCTTCAAGCGACCGCACGATGTGCGGCTTGAACGCTTCCGGATTGAGCGGGCCCTTGCCGACGCGGTTCCAGTCCACCTTCCCGCTCGGGAGTAGCGGGGTATCGGCGAGCCGCTTGCCGCGGTAGTTCAGGCCGACGTTGACCATCTCCGTGTCGGTCCACTCGTCCGCCACCGACACGCGGTGACGCTCGAGCGAGCGCGGGTCGTCGAGTGCGCCGGTCGCGTCCTTCGAGCGCGTGGTCGCCGCATAGACGAGGTAGGTCGAGACGCCGTTCGTCATGATGGGCGAAAGCCCGTCGTTGACGGCGTCGTTCAGCTCCGTCGGCGTCGGGATGTCCGCGTCCGCGTAGGCGGGGAGGATGATGTTGTTCAGCGGGAAGAAGTCGAAGTTGGTCGCCGTGTGGACCTCTTCCTGCATCTGGTAGATCGCGGCCATCGCTCCGACGAGTTCCGCCGGGTCGTGCTCGCTGTTCTCCATCCACGTGATGGCGAGGCGCTCGTAATTCTTCGCCACCGCGATCGTTGCCGCCGCGGATTCCGCCTGGCGGTTCGCTGCGAGCCCGACCGAGCGAAGTCCCGATTGCGGGAGGCTCTTGCTCGTGATGTGCGTCTGCAGGTGCCCGAGGCTCGTCGCGTCCGTGAGGCTCGTCCCCATGTAGTAGAGGCGCGTCGCCGAGAGAGTGGCGAGCGCCGTCGCGAGGTTCGCGGGCTCGGTGGTGGTACCGTCCGCGCCGGCCGCGCCCGATCCGACCTGGCCGGAGAGCGTGACCACGAGGCCGGTGCCAAGCGGCGCGATCTCGCGGTGCACGTTGATCGCGAAGATCGACGCAGTGCCCTGCGAGGCCCCGGCGATCTTGGCCGTGAGCGTGAGGACAGGGGTCGCGTACGTAGCGGTGACCGGGAGGTGGGTCTTGGCGTTGACAGCCAGGACCGCGAGCGCCGCGATGGCGTCGAAGGTGGCGCCGGAGGCGTAACCCACTGGAATTGCCTCGCCCGCGACGATGAGCGTCAGCGTGCCGGCTCCGGTGACCGTCCCGGAGAACGTCGCGGTAGCCGTAGCCGTGACCGGGGAGCCGCCGCTCGTCGCCGCGTAGGGCACCGCGTAGGGCGCCTTGAACGGGTTGATGCTGAGGTACTTCCGGATCGCGCGATGAAGCGGGGAGCCCGCGCCAGCGCCCGCACGAGCCACGGACTCGTCGGCCACTCGGTACTTCGTGTTCGCCGTCCACGCGCCAGCCGAGGACATCGGCATGACGAAGACGATCTCGCGGCCCGGCGCGAACGCGGCGGCTTGTCCCTGGTTGAAGAGGATCTCGGCGTATGCGCCGGGCACACGCCAATCGAGTGGCACGCCCGTGATCGGGATCTGAGCAGGCATCAGCTATCGCTCCCCGCGCTCGCGCGCGACTTGGAACTCGACAACACGGGAGCCGCCGACTTGACCGGCACGGCAACCCCGTCCTTGACTTCGACCTTCACGAACTCGACTCCGCAAGCGAGCGCGGTCTCCGCGTCGGCCGGCCAGAGCGGGCGCTTGCCACGCCTGAATCGGTTCAGGATCTCGAGCGCGTCCGCCGAATCGGCGTCGCACTCCCAAGCCTCATTGGTGGCCGGGAACGTGGCGTTCTTGGCGGTCTTGCCGTCGCGTGCGTCGTTCCCGCGCTCGATGCGGCGCCCGATGTACTGCGGCGCCTGACCGCTCATGCGGACGGACGTGGGCACGTAGACGAGGTCGTCGTCCTTCGCGTAAAACCGGAGTTTCGACATCAGAACCTTCTGGCGATTTCGGCCATGCGGCGAGACATGCCGCGGTGAAAAGAGCTGCCCGCGGTGTCGCGAGCGCGTGAGAGAAAGCGGTAGGGCTTGGTGCCCGGGTGGTTCACGGCTCGGCGGAACACGAGCCGGCCGCCGCTCACGAAGCGGAGGGCCTTGCCGCGGCGTGCGCGGATGACGTGAGGCTTGGAGCCGCCCTCGAGCGTGCGCGCGTGCGGCTTCGGGTTGCGGAGCCGGACGACGCCGCCGGAGCGGGTGCGGATGACCTTCCCCGAGGTCGCCGCCTGGGTGGCGCCCGTGCGGCGCGTGAACCCCGGCTTGCGCTGGACTTCGGCGACGCCGGACTCTGCCGCGAGCCTAAGCTCGGTGGATACCGCGGCGCGGTGAGTGGCGAGAAAGCGGGAGTGGGCGGCGCGGACGGGGCGGAGGTCGATCACGCCGGATGAAGCTTCGGGCGGAGCATCGTCCAGGTGATCCCGTCCTGCGACGTGGCAAACAGGCCGTTTTTGAGGCGAATGCTGATCATGGGTCTTGGTAGGGAGGGTCCGTGCTCGCGTAGAAGTGGCCAGGGAGCACTCCCTCGGGCGCGCCGCCGATGCCGAGGTCGTAGTCGGCGCCGGTGAACGGGCCGTAGGCTTCGAGATCCGAGAGCGCGCCGGGGTGCTCCTCGCTCTCGAGCCGAATCGTCATCGCGTAGTAAAAGGGAGAGTTCTCGTCGCCGGCAAAGCGCGCTTGGCCCGGACCTTCGTGGCCGACCACGGTCAGCGCGCCGAAGTTGCATCCGCCCTCGCCGAGCACGTTCACGCCGCTCTGGTAGGCTGGGTGTCCGCCGTTCTCGACGACGAGGTCGATGAGCTTCGAGATGTAGCGGGCCGCGTCGACGAGCTGGAAAGCCGTCGCCACGTCCGCCGGGCCGAGGATCCAGTCCACGGTCCACGGCTGGACGAGCTTCCGCTGGTCGAAGAGGTGGGGCTCGTAGCGAGCGGTGCCGTCCACGTAGACGGCGAGGAGCGGGAAGCCGGCCTTCCGCGCCTGCATGACGTTCGCCGTCGGCTCGAGTTCGAGCACGTCGGCCACCGGAAGAGTCGGGCTGATGCCGTGCTCCGGGGTGAGCCGGTTCGCCACCGCTCCGACCCATGCGTCCGTGAGCTCGGCGAGGATCGAAGCCTTGAAGAGGTCGGCGAGTATCCGGCGCGCGGGCTCGAGCGACGTGAGGGTCCGGGCCGCCCTGACGGTCGCGAGGTTCGGCGGGAACTCGGCGGCGCCGTACGCTTTCGCGATCGTCGTCACGTCGCCTCGTTCATGCTCGGCGAGAGGGTGAGCATGATGCGCGTCGGTCGGCTCTGGTCGATGTCAGCGAGCCGGAACTTCGCGCCGGTCGGGTAGCTTGGGCCGACGATCGCGAAGTAGAGCTCGGTGCCGGCGGGGCCGGTCGTCGCGAACATCGCGGGGTCGGTGCCGCCGCCCGGGAATGCGGGAGTGATGGGGCCGGCGAGCCAAGAGCCGGCCGCAAGGTTACCGAGCGCGATCTCCTCGCCCTTCAGCGGGCGCATCCGGGGAGGCTGGCCGCCGCCCTCGACGATCTCGTCGCGGGTCTCGAGGTTGTCGCCCTCGCCCGTGTGCTGGCCGGTCCAGTCGGCCTCTACGCGGTAGAGGCGGTGGGTGCGGAAGCCCGCTTCGCCCGGCTCGCCTCGCCCTTCGTAGAGCTCGACGAGCGCGTCCTCGGCGTCCGTGGCCATCAGTAGACCGAGAGCCTCGACCCCGCGGCCTTCTTACGGTTCCACAGGTTCGGGATGCCGAGGATCGACGCAAGCTCGTCGCGCAGAGCGTCAATCTCCGACGACGACGAGACGAACGCGCTAACGCCCGTGTCGTAGTACTCGATATCGCCGACGTACGCCTTCAGGGCTCCGCGCCCTTTCGACTTCGCCCGCGTCTCGCGCACGGCGAAGATCGATTGGAGCGTCTGCCGCACCAGGCTCTCTCCGCCTTCGACCGTCACCGGGTAAGTCCCGGAATGGATCTTGGTGAAGAGAGCCGTGAGCGAGGTGCCCGAGAGCGACTGGACGGTGACGGCCTCTTGGCGGCTGTCCACGTCCACGATCACCCGGTCGTTGGCCGAGAACCCAGTGGCCGACGCGAGGACGATGGTCTTCGGCGTCGGCGGACTGTCGGGCGCTACGGTCGTCGCGCTGGTGGTCTCGGCCCCCTCGGAGAGGTACGGCTGAATGACCTGCTCGAAGATGGCCGACGTGTCAATGTAGGGCTGCCCCACATCGATCAGGTTGTAGCCGGTCTCGAACTTACAGCGCTCGACTTCGGACGTGTTGAGGGCCAAAACAGGCCCCTATCAGCAGTAGTGCTGACGGTACGAGTAGCCGATCGAGTAGAGGTCCGCCGCGGCGCCCGTTGCGCCGGAGACGGCGAGCATGCAGCGCGCGTACTTGTAGCCCTCGATCCCCTTCGGGGTCGGGAGCACCTCGGTCACGTTCTCGACCGCGGTCGCAATCGCGAGCTGGATGCCGGCGTTCGCGTCGTTCTGCATCGTCTTGAACGTCGAGCCGTCGTTCGAGACCTGCCAGTACGGCTTGACGACGACGGAGGCCGTCGCCGCGGTCACGATCAGGTAGGCCGAGAGGTGCTCGACCTTCTGGAACGAGGTTCCGAGGAACACGGTTCCGCCGGTGACCGAGGCGTTCGAGACGCCGTTCATCGTACCGGTTACGATGCCGGTGTTGAAACGTAGAGTTGTAGCAGCCATGAGGGGATTCCTTCACAGAGTCAGGTGAACGGAAGGGCCAGCGCGAGAGTCAGCGCGCCAGGCCCAGCGCGTTACGCGCTCGAGCGGACCTTGTAGACGAACGAGTTGTTGGCGAGAGCGAACGCGAGGTCCGCGAGCCAGATGACGAGTGCCGTCTCACCGTAGTTGTCGTTGGTGTTCGGCGCGACGCGAGGCGAGCGACCCATGCCGCCGAGAGCGGCGCCGGGGGCGATTGCGTGGCCGCCCTGGATGGCGACGCTCGACGAGTTGTTGGTCGTGGTCAGCGTGGTGGACTTGAAGATGTGGAACTTCTTCACGCTCGCGACGTAGTTCGGGAAGATCGAGGAGTACTGCGGGAACTCCTTCGCGCGGGAGTTGTAGTTCCCGTCGAGCCCGAGCTGCTCGACCTGAACGGGCGTGAGCACGAGCAGGCGGAAGCCGTCGCCGAAGGTCGGGAGGTTCGCCACGTCCATCAGGCGCTCGGTCCGGCCGAGTTGCTCGAAGGTGAACGGGAACGAGCCCGCGGTCGTCGCGTCGTTGTCCGCGCTCATGCCCTCGGGGTAGGTCGTGGTCGCGCCGAGGTCGAAGAGGGTGACCCAGACGGCGTCGAGGAACTTGTCGAAGTCCCGCTTCAGGTGGGTGCCGACGATGCCGGCCGCCTTGTGGACGCCCATCGCGGCGTCGAAGGCTTCGATGCCGTACGGCTGAACCGCGGTGTCGTAGGGTCCGCCGTATTTGTACAGCGTGAGGTTGTTCTGGCCGCTCTTCGGAGCGATCGGGGTCGTCGAGATCGTCGACCCGCCCGCGATGAGGCGGCTCGCGGCGGTGTAGGTCGAGTCCGTGAACAGCGGCCGGTTGATCCGGATCGTGCTTCCGGCCATGCCGGCGAAGTCGACGGTCGTGGCGAACACGTCGCTCGAGAGCTTGTTCGCGAGGACGAGCCGATCGCGCTCGACGGCGGAGTAGTTCGCGCCCGCTCCGCCGACCGCTCGACCGGGAAGGCCGAGCTCGCCGGGGACATCGAGCGAAGCGCCGCAAGCGCGCTTGAACATGTCCGCGTAGAGGTACTGTGGCTCGGGCTGCGTGAGCAGCATCGTCGAGGTGATGTCGTAGAAGTTCTCCGGCATCTGGACGCGGGATAGAGCGGGCATGGCTGTTCCTTTTCTCTTCTGGCTTCGCTCTTCGCTGCGTCAGGGCGGCGAAAGGGCGGGGGCGCTATTGCGTTTGGTTGGGAAAAACCTCTCGCAGGTGCGCCATTGCGTAGTCGGCGGCGGCGAAAGGGTTTGTCTTGAGAAGTGCGGCATGCACTTCCGCGTGGTTCGGCTCCGAGACGGTCGTCCCGGGCGGAGCGGTAGGAGGCGGAGCGGTTCCGCTTGCGGGCGGGACGGGCTTCGCGGGAGGTACGGGGGCGGGCGGCGTTGCCGCGGCCCATGTCGGCGTGAGCGCGGTGATCGCCTTGAGCTGAGCGGCAGCGTCTTCGCCGGCAATCGCCTTGACGGCGGTTTGCTGCTCGGCGGAGAGCGCCATCATCTGCCGCGTCGCCCACTCGGTCGTGATTGAGCGGAGGCGCTCGGCTTCGGTCTCGGAGCGCGTGAGCTTCGAGGTCGTCTCCGTCAGCTTGTCCGTGACGCTCTTCGCGTCGTCCTCGGCCTTCTTGGCCGCGTCGATGGCCGCCTTCGCGACCTTCGGATCCTTGACGCCGAGCTCGGCGAGCAGGGCCTCGCGCTCCTGGGACTTCGCTCGGCTGAGCCGCTCCTGGAACCAGGGCTGGCTCTCGTCCGGGGGCTGCGGAACCGTCGCGGGAGGCGGAGTTGGCGGCGCCGGAGGAGTGGCGGGCGGAGTTACAACGACGGGCGCGGGTGCGCCTTCGGGCGTGCTCATGCGATCGGTCCCTTCCCCGGGCAACCGTGTTTTTTCCGAGCCGTCGCTCGTAACCGGGGTCGTTCGAGTTATCGGACGGGCGAGCGGTCGAACGTTCCGCGCGCCGTTACTAGCGGCTCATTCCGAGCTGAGAAGTGAGGGCGGCCGTCACGGGGTCGTAGACCGCGCGGAGACGGCGAGAGATGTAGAGGTCGACCGCGAGGGCCGGAGCGATCCACCAGCCGAAGGCGGCGACGGCGGAGGCGCGTAGTAGGAGGTCGGCGGCGAGGACGAGCCGGACGTTCCGGACCGGTGCGGCCGTGTGCGCAATGAGCAGCGCGAGGGCGAGACCGATCAGCCAGGCGGGGCCGAACAGGGCGGCGATCGTCGTCAGCGGCGAGATGAGCACGAGGTCGACGACGAGCCGGTGGGCCGTGCCTTGCTGGTGCTCTTGCGTGTAGGGCGTCCCGTGACCGCGGGAGGCGGCTCGGAAGATTGGCCAGGCCATGCCGCCAAGGAGGGCCCGGGCGGCCAGGGCGGCGCCCGTGACGCCGGCAGCAAGGGAAACCGCGAGGGGCGCGGCGGGCGCTCCGGAGAGCATCCAGGCGAGCGCGAAGGCCGGGAGGGAAAGCAGGCCCGCTTCCTTCACGCCGAGGAGGGCGAAGGTCACGAGGGCGAGACCGATCGGGTCACCCCGTAGAGCGAAGCCGAGGCCCGCAATCGTGAGGGCGGCGACGGGGGCGTCTTGGAAACGGCGCCGGCCGACGAGGAAGAGGAGAGGGGAGCCCGCAATCGCGAGGAGCGCGGGCGTGAATTCGAGCCGCGGGGCGAGGGCCCAGGGAACGAGCGCCACGCTTGCGACGGCTCCGAGGACAGAGGCCCAGCGCCCGAGGAGGGCGACGAGCAGGATCCAGATCCAGCGGAGCGGCGAGGGGAGGGACTGCGCCGCGAAGCTCGCGAGGAACTCGAGGCCCATGCGGCGGAAGCCGGAGAAGACGCCGAGGGAGCGGACGAGCCGCGCTTGGCCTTCGTAGGCTTGCTCGTCCGGACCGAGCTTCTCCGCCGAGGCGGGGGCGTCGATGCCGGAGCGAATGAGGGCGATGTTCTCCCGGACCCGCTCGCGCTCTTCTTCGGGGAGCTGGGGGAGGACGAGGAGCTTGTCGAGGAGGTCGGCGGCGTCCGCGAGCTTCCCCTGCTCGGCAAGGGCGCCCGCGAGGAGCTCGACGGCTCGGTAGGCGTAGACGCTCTCGTCGACGGGGAGCGGATCGGTCGGCCTCGGGATGCGCTGGGCGGCCCGGGCGTAGAGTTCCGCGAGGGAGTGCTCGCCGCGGATTGAGTGGAGGCAGGCGAGCGCGTAGATCGGCTCGGCCCGGTTCGGGTTCGTCTGCCAGGCGTCGAGGTACGCGGTCTGGAGATCCTGGAACGGCGTATCGAGCTGCTCGAGGCACTGCCCGATCATCAGCTTCGAGTAGCCGCGCTCGGGAGCGAGCCCGCCGGGGAGATCAATCCGCCGCTTGTAGGCTTCGATCGCCTCGGCGTAGTGCCCGGCGCCCATCAGGCGCTGGGCGAGATAGAACCAGTAACGCGGCTCGTCCGGCTCGACCTCAAGGGCCGCCCGAAGCGCGACGCAATCGCGCTCGTACTTCGCGACGAGGCCGTCGGCGTTCCGCGCGCCGTCCGTGTGCGAGATGACGAGGCAGGCGGGGAGGATCTCAAGCGTCCGGCCCGCGAGGTCGAGCGTCTCGTCGACGACGTAGCGGTAGCGGAGATCGGGACGGAAGAGGACGTTGCGCGGCCACTTGCCGGCCGTCCCCGCCATCTGGAAGTTGAACTGATAGCAGTCGGCGGTCAGGCCCTCGAGCGAGAATCCCGGCTGAGTCTCGAGCTTCTCGTCCGCGTCGAGCGTCAGGAAGTAGTCCGGCTCGAACTTGAGGCCGTTGTCGATCGCCTCGTTGCGGTTCGTCGCGAAGTTCTGCCAGGGGCGCTCGATGAGCTCGCCGGGGATGTCCCCGAGGATCTCTCGAATGAGCGATTGCGTCCCGTCCGTCGAGCCCGTGTCCGAGATGGACCAGGCGTCGATGTACGGCTTGACCGACTCGAGGCAGCGACGGAGCACCTTCGCTTCGTCCTTCACAATCATTGTGAGGACTAAACGCGGGCGCTTCGCCAAGCCTAGGCGGCCTTCCGCGAGGACTTCTTCGCCGGATTCTCGGCGGGCGCCTCAGGCTGAGCGTTCGCCGCGTCGCCCATCTGCGCGGTCTGCGCAACGGTCGGCGAGAGCTCCGCCTCGGCCTTTGCCTTCGCGCTCTCGGCGCGGCGGACCAGCTCCGCGCGAGCGTCCGCCTCGACGGCGTCGAGAAGGTCGCTCATCGGGAGGCCGTGCGGGAGGCTTGCCGCCGCCGCTCGAGCCGCTTCGAATTCCTGGTGCGCGTCCTTCATGCCGAGCGCCGCGGAGACCATGCGAGCGTATGCCTCGTCGTGACGAGACCGGAACGTCGCCACCGTCTGCTCGCGGCGCTTCTGCTCCGCAAACTCGATGCCGACGAAGCCGTTCGCCGGCTCCTCCGCTGCGCCCGAGTGGAGCATCAGACCTCGTCGACCGTGATGTAGCAGTGGACGATCGAGCCGGCCGCTGCCGCTGCCGCCGCGGTCGGACCGCCGACGCTGAACTCGAGGGTCGTGGTCGAGATCGTCGGGATGATGAAGTAGGCCGCGGTCCCGCCCGGGGTCAGGCCCGGACCGGCGCCGCAAGCCTGGCGGATGGTTACCGCCTTGCCGTTCTTCGTGATCGCTTCGATCTTGTCGTCGCAGGTCACGACCGCGCCGGTGTCGCCGGCCGTCATGGTGCCGAGGAGCAGGCCGAGCCGGTAGGTCAGGCGGGCGCCCGTGGTGGCGTGAACGATCGAGGAGTGGGGCCCTTCGACGTTCTCGAGGGACTGAATGGTTGCGGCGACAACGGCCATGGTGCTGGTTTCCTTGGGTTCAGCCCGACTTGCGGGCGGAGGTGATGGGGGTAACGCGCGCCGGGGGTTGCTTCGCGGCGGCGATCAGGCGGACGAGTTCGTGCTCTTCGCTCTCGAGCCGGCGCTTGGCCTTGAGCTCGCGGCGGACCTCGGAGAGACGAGCGCGGAGTTCGGCGACGAAGGATCGGCGGTTGAGCGGGGCGCCCTTCTTGATTCCGGCGCTCGAGGGGGCCGGCGCGGACCGGGCGGCTTCTTGCTTGGCGCCCTGCGCGCGGATCGCGTTCACCGCGTCGGCCGCGTTGATCGTGCCTTGCGCCGAGACCGGCTCGGCGAGGGGCTGGATACCGGTCGGCGTGAACTCGAAGGATTGTCCGCTCATGGCATCAGGATTCGAACGCCGCGGGCGGCGAGCTCGAGGTGGATCTCGTCGAAGACGGTCTCGCAGCCCTTCGCCATCGCCTCCTGACCGCGAACGCGCTCGGAGACTGGGGCGTTGAGCCAGACGAGGAAGTCCGCCGGGGCGCCCTCTTCGTTCTCGGCGAGCCACTTCCGCAGAGCGCGCGGCATGACCACGCCCTCGCAGATCCAGGGGCCTGGGCGATCGAGCCAGGCCGAGGCTACGAGCGAGGAGTCGGACCAGGCGAGGGAGCGGAGCTCGTCCGTCCCGTGAACGGGTACCCGGTAGCCCTCGGAGAGCTTGAAGGCGAAGGTCGTCTTCCCCGCTCGAGGACCGCCAGCGAGGACGATCCTACTTGGGGAAACCCTTCGGAGGAGGGCCGCCGCCAGCCGCTCCAGCTTTTGCCTTCGCCGTTGCATCGGCAATGGCAATGGAGTCGCTGACTTGGCGATCTGCATCCGCTTCGGCCTTTGCGTCCGCCTCGGCTTGCTCTTTCTTGAGCTCGTCGATCACGGCCTCGAGGTTGTCGACGGCGAGGTAGCCAGAGTCGCGGAGCTTCTCGAGCGCGCCGCGGATCGTGAGGAGCTTCGTCGGCGTCCCCATGCCGGCCTGGACGGCTTGCACCGTCTGGAGCTGCTCGGCTGGGTCCGGCTTGGAGTACGCGCCCCAGCGGACGGAGAGACTAGGGGCTTGCCACGGCATCGGGGCTCGCTCCCTTCTCTTCGCCGATCTTCTTCAGAACCGGGAGCGCTTCCGCGAGGCCGGGGACCTTGAGGTTCGCGCCCACGCGCTCCGCAATCCGGAGTTGCATGTTGACGCTCGGCAGGAGGAACCCCTGCTGAAAGTCGTCCCGGTATTGGTCGCAGCGGTCGTACTGCCGCGACTTCGTCTCTTGAAGCGCCTTGCCGCTGACGGCTCCGGCGAACTTGAATTGAGAGGGCTTCGGGAGGACGACGGCGAGCGCCTGCTCGAGCTTCGCGAGAAGCCCGTCGCAGTACTCCTCCTGCTCCTTGAGCAGCCCCGAGGGGAACGTGAGGTACTCGACCTTCGTCGCCGGGTCCGGGTACGTCCACATGAAGCCCGGGCCGCGCTTGCGCGCTCCCGTCGAGGCCCCTTCGACGTACCCTCCGGTCATGCCGCCGGCCCCGGGAGTGCCGGGAACGCCGCCGCGCTCTGTCGAGGGAACGACCGCCGTCCGGCCTTGCTCGCCCGTCGGGTTGTGCCCCGGCGTCACGCCGATCTCTACCGGCTGCGGCTCCGAGTTGAGCATCGACCGGTGGTGAACGCTCAGCGCCAAGTCGAGCCCGTGGATCTCGTCCCGGAAGTGCTCGTGTAGCGCGTACCCGTCGATCTGGTTGACGGGCGCGCAGCCCCGCATGAACGGGTACCAGACGACCGGGCAGAACCCGAGCAGGTGGTCGACCGTCAGGGCCGGGTCTTCGACCCAGTCCGGCTCGGTCCCGTCTTCACGGGCCTCCGCCGGCTTGTAGGTGATGTCTCTCGAGGCCGTGACCAGCCGGCGATAGATCATCGCGCGGATCGTCCACTTGCCTTCGATCTTCCGCTCGTCGAAGTACGGGTAGCGGATCTCGAGCTCCTCGGCGGATCCGTCCGCCGCGAGCTTCGGGTTCCCCCACTTCGCGGGGATCAGGTTCGCAAAGGGGATGCCGTTCCGGTGACCGTGCAGACCGATCGCTGTCCCGCATTCCTGAGCGGCCCCAAGCGCCTCGCGGGAATGAGCCCGGAAGCGCGATAGCTTGTGATGCTCGACGATCAGGCGATCGATCGCCTCGCTCTCCGTCTCGCCGAGCCCGCCCTCGAGGTCCTTCTCGTCCTCGCCTGGCTTGCTCGTCAGCGTCGGGAAGCGGCCCTCGCCGAGGATGAGGTCGACGTTGCTCGAACTCGCGACGCGGACGACGGGGTAGACGATGCAAGGCCGGCGCTCGAAGAGCGGGACCTCGCCCTTGCCGCCCGTCCACCAGTCGGGGAGGGAGTCGTATTGCCGGCCGAGCGCCCACTTCTCGAGGGCCTCGAGCCGGACGAATCGCGGCGAGACGTTCGCGGAGTACGCGAGCGCCGCCTGCTCGTAGCCTTCGGGCTGGGCCATCAGCGCGGGCTTTCATGCCGTTGGTTCGGCATGCGGCCGAATCGGCCGAGGGCCATGTAGCGAAGCGCGTCCATGGCGTGGTTGTTGCGATCTTCGGGGTCCTCGTCGAAGGTCCCGTCAGGGAGCCGCTTCCGGCGGTAGAGCCCGAACTCGCGGATCGTATTCTTGCAATCGGGCGCCACGTACAGGCGCGCTGACCGCTCGACGATCGGCTGGAACGCGGGGCCCATTCGCTCGATCTCGCGAACGAAAAGTAGATCCGCCACCCGAGCGATACCGGCGAGGATGCTACCGGGGCCTCGGTCCGTCTCGCCCACGTTGAGGCCGAACGAGCGGAGGTCTTGAATTCGATCGGCGCGGCTCGTGTCCGGCCAGAACTTGGCGAAGCGCCAGGCTTTCGCGCGGTCGTCCCAGATGTGATTGGGGATCCCGCTCTCGTAGTGCTCCTCGAGGATCCAGAGCCGCGCGTCCGCGCCGTGTCCCTGGATGCCGCCGAGCAGCAGAACGCCCGCGTCGACCGTGCCGTGGTCCATGCCGACGACGAACTCCGCGAAGCTCGAGAGCGGAGGCGCCTCGCGAACGTGGAACTCGGCGTCGAAGGCGTAGACGAGGCCCTCGCCTGCGTCCGGGTCCGCCTCCCACTCACGCTTGAACGTGGCGGCCGGCGTAACGGCTCGCGCCTTGGCCACCGCCCTCGGGCTCACCGTCTCGGGAGCGTCTCGGTAGGTCGCGTGGGACGCGAAGATAGTTTTGAAGGCGTCGGCTCGCGCGGCGTGCTCAAGCGGCGATTCGCCCTCTTCCGGGGGAAGCTCCTCGCCGGCCCGAAGCCGAGCGCCGAGTAACCCCTGTTGGTACGTACGCCACCAGAGCCCGTGCCGGCCCTTGTTCGGCGTGCCCGCTACAATCTGGATGCCGAGCGACCAAGGCTCCGAGAGCCAGGGCAACGCGACGGCGTCGTAGACGATCGCCGGAACGTCGTCACACTCGTCGATGACGAGCACGTCGGTCCGTAGACCGAGCGCCGTGCGGGCGTTGTACTCCGAAGCGGGGAACGGCTTGACCGTCGACCCGCCCGGGAAAGTGATCTGCCCCGTCGTCCGATCGAGCTTCGCGCCGAGCCAGGCCCATTCGCCAGTGAGCTCGTCGAGAATGCCGGACCAGTGAACGTCCTTGAATTGCTTCAAGGTCGGCATCAGGACCGTGACCCGAATGCCGCGGAACGGGGAGAGCGCGTTGCGGCGCAGCTTATATTCGTGCTGCGCGATGAGCATCCACCAGAGCAGGCGGATGAACTTGGATTTCCCGACGCCGCGTCCCCAGCCGAGGAACAGCGTGTGGTGGTCCGCGAGGTTCGCGAACTGCTCGCGCTGCGGCTTGTTGAGCTGGACCGTGACCTCCAGCCTTTCGGCCGCGTTCACGTTCCCTCGGAACTAGCCGCCGGGATGACTCGGATCACGACCTCGCGGGCGGGTGTGACCGAACCGTCTTTCTCAGCGTCGAAGCGGGCCAGGCTCTGCGCGTTCTTCTCGGCGTCCATCACGAGCTTGCCGTACTCGTGCCGCTTGTCGGTGATCGTGACGCTCTCGGCCTCGCCGGCGAAGCGCTTCACGTCGATCCCGCCGTCCGCGGAGTGGAACCGCTCGGACGCCTCTTCGGCCATCCGCTGACGCATCGCAACGAGCTCCTCGAGCGCTTGCGCGCGTAAGGCTCGCCGTTCCTCGCCGAACCCAGGCTCAGCCGAGAGCTTTTTCGCCAGCTCCCTGCCGGTCTGCTCGGCGATACCAAGGTCGCGCGCGCACTTGCTCGCGTTTCCGCTGTACAGGTACGCCGCTCGGAATTGTTCTACAACCGCGAGCTCGGTGGGGACGCCGTGTGGCATCTGGTTCGCTCTCCGCCCCGGCTTGGCAACCGTGTTTATGACCGTCGCGTCCGACGTTGCCGGTGTGGAGCGCATTCGCTGCGCTTCGTTGTCTATCGTTCAGGCTCGGCGGTATGCCGGCCGGATTCTTCGGTGCGAGTAGCGGGCGTCGAACCTGCCTGCCGGCCTTGACCGGTCCCGCTAATCTCTATCGCCCCTCGACCACTTCCTGCTTCTGTTCGAGAAGGTGGCCTATCTTCCACTGTTCGAACACCAGGAGCGCCCTCGAGAACTGCAACTCACCAGCCCAGCGGTGAATCGTTCCGTCGCTCGGTCGGCTGCCGAACATCACGACGCCGATGATCTCGCCACGCTTGGCCTGCTCGAGCCACTCTTCCAGGGCCCTGACGGCCTCCGCGTCCACCTCTGGCTTGATGGCTCGTAGCTTCGGGGCGTCGCTCATCCCTGCCTACCCCGCCACACCTCGACCGCGATCACGACGATCGTCGGCACCGCGGCGAGCCAGAGGGCTACGTTCCGGAGGTGGCGCTTCATGGTGACCGGGGAGGTCGTCGCTGTGCGGGCCGGGTACCGTCGGGGCGCCCGGTGGGTTTGGGCGGCCCTTCCGGAGCGCGCGTGATCTTGCGGCTCTTTCCCGTTCATGAGTGCGCGGGTCTGCCGGCCGTTTCCTGCCGCCTACGGTTCTTTGCTGCCGCTTCCTGCTCTTTGCTCTCGAACTCCCACAGGGCGTCGTACACGTCGGCCAGGCGGGCTCGTAGCCGGCTCTTCGCCACGCACCACCGCCCCCCGTGACGCTCGAGGATCCCGACACCCGCCAGCTTCGTGATCATGGCCCGGCGGCTCATCTTGTTGGCCAGAGCGACGCGCGCGGCGAGCGGGTAGGGCGGGATGTTGGGCTCGAACATCACGCCGCCTCGATCGCTCGAATGGCCGCCGCTACCCGGTGCTCCAATGTGCGGGCTTGTGTGTCCGCCTGCGAGATCAGCACACGGCGGCGCGGGCTCCCATCGGCAGCGTCGGTCTCGGCTTGCCGCTCGTGGGCGATGGCGGCGATCCGCCGGTCGTACCACTCGGGGGCGGCGGACGCGTGGCTCGATTGGTCGGCGAGCTTCCCGCCTGCTTCCGTGAACGGCCAGAGGGCGAACCGCCGGCCCCACTCGTGCTGGGCCCACGTGTCCCCCGGGGCTCCCCAGAGCGCCACGATGGCGAGCGCGTCAACGTCCGGGATGGCCTCGGCGGCGGCGGGCTTGTGAGCCGCCTCCGGGTGCATGCGGACGAACAGCTCGAATCCGGGATCGTCCTCGCCTTCCCCGCTCCAGCGCGTCCGCTCGTCCTGCGTCTTCATGGTCGGGCGGGCCGTGATCGGCACCACGTAGCCGTCCCCTCCGCACACCGAGCACGTGTCCCACTGCTCGACGACCGCCGATCCCTCGTCGTCGGCCCGCACCTGGCCGGAGCTCGAGCCCGCGTGTGAGTGCATGAACCGCGGGTAGTCGGGCTCTCGCCGGCGGTCCCGGCCTCGGCACGCGTAGCAGCCGACCGTCGTGAACCGAACGTCCATCGAATCGCCGAACTCGCCGGGCCGCTGCGAGAGGTAGCCCGTGCCCTTGCACCGCCGGCACTTCGACGCGTGCGTCATGGCCTTTTGTTCGCGGTCCCGCTCGGTGTGGCCGCCCGCGCCGTCGATCCGGTCCTTCCAGTAGGCCATCTCGAGCGGCGTGAAGAGCCGGTAGCCGAGGCCCTCGCAGGCGTCGCACTCGACGCCAACCTGGGCCTTCCGCTCTGCCCATCTCTCACACATGGTCTCGAAGTTCGACGCGGGCGCTCGGCGCTCGAACCTCCGCGCGAGCTTTTCCTTCGGGGTCACCACCGGGGCCTGCCCGGTAGCTTCTTGGGTATCGGTCATGCTAGGTTGCCTTTCCAAGTCCCGCCAGGAACCGGAAAGGCCCGCCGAGAGGTGGGCTTTTCTATTCTCTGGCCACCTCCGCCCATGCCACCGCGTCGATGAACGTGAGGACCCGCTCCGGGTCCTCCGTTAGCCACCCGACCGGCTCCCTGTTTCTCTTCTTGGAGTTGCAGCTGCAGCACGCTGGCACGACGTTGTCGACGGTAGTGCCGCCGCCGGCACTGATCGGAATTACGTGCTCAAGAACGAGGCGCTTGCGGGCGCCGCAGTAGGCACACTGACCAGCGAAGTCCGCGACGATGTTCTCCCACGCTTCGGGTGTGAGGCCGTTCGGGCAGCCAGCGGCCGCGGCGCGTTCGTTGTTCGTCTCGACCACGCGCTGCGCCGCGAACGCTGTGGTGACCTCGGGTACCTCGGGCGTATCGCCAAAGGGGCGCGGGCAGAGCATCGTTTCCGCTCGCTCCTGTAGCGCCTGGTGAACGCGCCACCGGTCGTCGTGCGCCGCGCATTCCTCGAGCTCCAGCACATCATCGACGGGAATCCACGGACCTTCGTACTTGAACCACTGGATCGGAAGCGTCACCGGTCCCTGGGCCACGTCTCCCAAGTCGAAAACGCGCCGTTGCCGCCGCAGGTAATCACGGCGCACGAACGAGCCGTCCTCTCGGTAGTAACCGAGCACGTCGCCGTTGTTGGCAATGAGGGCCTCGACGGGTTCACCCTGGACCAGCGCAGCGAACGACTCGCTCATCCCGTCTCCTT